TGAGCTGGTTGCCGTACTGCGGCGTCCAGTTCAGCAAGACGAACGCGCCGCTGTTTTCTAGCGGCACGTCGGTGGAGATGGCTTCGCTGGCCTTGCTTTCTGCTCCCGTGGCAGTGACAGACGTCACGACGTACTTGGCCGTCGCCGGCTCTGCGCTGTCGGTCCACAGGAGTCCGTGCGTTGTTCGGCTGCACGAGTTGTTCTGCTGCGGCGCGGTGATCGCGTTGAATGCCAAGTCGTCGCTGCGTCCTCGGACGTTGAGCCCGCCGAGAGTCCGCAGGACCAGCTCGTTTGCCAGGGCGAAGCGCACGCTGTAGACGCCAGGCTGCAGAACCACTGGCAACCCGTTGAGCGTTGCGGTCGATGGCGCGACCGGAGTCACTACGCGCACGAGGTCTTCCTGCTCTAGCCGGTGGTTGACGTTCTCCGCATCTGTTCCGTTGCCGGCGCCGTCGGTGATCACCTGCGTCGAGTAGCGCACTCCGAACTCGCCGTTGGCGTTGTTCGCCGGATACCAAGCCGGATCGAACCCGTCCTCCAACCGCCAGATCTTGCCGTAGTTGGCGAAGGTCAGCGTCTGGCTCAGCGTCGGCGGCGGGCTGACGATCTGGCTGCTGAAAAGCAGCGGCGTCAACGACCACGACTGCGCGCCGACGCGCCGCAGCTCCATCGGCCTCGCATAGGGGCTGGTGATGGTCAGGACGTCGTTGCTCTGCGCGAACCTGATGTCGCGCAGCTGGGTGTCGAGGTAGGTGTGCGGGATGCGCAGCAGACCATCGGCAGGCTGCGCCGACCAAGACGTCAGGCTGCTCACTGCCTGCCCGAACAGCACGGCGCTGCGGCAGTAGTACACCAGCCCGCCGCTCGTCACGAAGTCGCCGGGGCCGTAGTAGGCGTGCCCGGTGAACGTCACCGCCGGCGGCGCGGCATGCGGCACGCGCGTGGTCGGGCTGCCGCTGTACGACAACTTGAACGTGTTCGCGTCCACTGCGGTGAACAGGTAGTAGACGCCAGGCTGCACAGGGAAGGATGCCGAGTAGCCGACACTTCCCTGAAAGCAGACTCGATCGACGCCTGTCGTGGTAAACGGGTGGGAGGCCCAGTTCACCAACATGTCGCCGCCGCTGTTGGTGAATGTGATGGTGGCGCTCGACTTGCGCGCCGGTGCGAGCGCCGAGTTGGCCGCCGGCCTCGTCACCGTCTCGCCTCCGATGTGCAGGCGGATCCAGCCGAACGTAGCATTGCTGTCGGCTGCTCCGGTGGCGCCGCAGACCTCCACGGCATACGACTGGCCAGTCCCGAACGTGAACGGGATCAGCCTCGTCGCGCGCGTGCTGTCCGCCACCTCGCGCACGAAGCGCGTGCCTGGCCGACGGGTGACAGCACCCTGGGGCATCACCAGCCAGTTGCTGACCTTCTCGCACCCGTTCAAATACTTCGGGTCGTCGACGCGGCCCCACAGGTCGGGACTCACCTCGCCGCCAATGAACGTGCGCTGGTACGTGCGGGTGGAGGTCATCAGCGTTGCGAGATCCAGGGAACGCTATGCGTCGGCTTCTTGTTGCGCTGCGTGCCGTCCAGCGCAGCCGCCTTCGCCACGTACCACTGCGCCATCTGCAGGCACCGCTTCGCCTCGCTTGCGCCCTGGTCGCCCTTGATCAGCGCGCCGGCGAGCTTGCTGGCCAGCAGCCACCCGAGGGAGGACACAAACAGCGACGGGTACTTGTTGGCGTCGTAGACGAACGTCGCGTACCGCAGCACTGCGTCTTCGACGTTGGTGTACAGCGCGAGGTCGCCGGTGGACGACTGCTCGATGGTGTGCGCCGGCGGCTCGCGCGTGGCCGAGTCGATGACGTCGTCCGGCGTGTCCGGCCCCAGCACCTGAAGGACGCGACCGAGGTCGGCCGGCACCTGGTAGCTGTGCGCCCACTCGTCGACGTCGCTGGTGGCGTTCTCCGTCAGCGTCGTGCGCTTCGTGGCGAACGACCAGCTGTGCATCATCAGCAGCTCTTCGACGGCGGGGTTGTAGAAGCGTTGGCACAGGTCGGCCTGAGCCGAACCGTCAGACGGCGAGATGCTCGTCACGACTGTCGATTCGCCGATTTGCGACAGAGCGGTGTTGCAGACGTCTAGCGCCGTGACCACAAGTCGGCCCTCAACGAAGATGTTGTACGGAGACGAGTCCATCAGGACGTAGTCGTCCCAGTTCCAGGAAGTGAGCTTCTTGCCGGCGATCACCACGTTCTCGAACGTGATGTCGTGCGGCGTGTTCTTGCGGTCGCGGCCGATCAACCGCGAGCGGTGTGGAGGCAGCGTCTCGCACACGACGTTCTTGATCGCCCAGTTCGCGACGTTGCCAGCCTTGTTGGCCGCCAAGGACGCCGGGTCTTCAAACAGTGGCCCAGCAGACCCGAACGGGTAGTAGCAGTTCTCGATCGAGAACAGCGCCGTCGGCATCGCCCCGTCGACGTAGAGGCCGTCGATCGTGACGTTGTACCGACCCCACGTCTTGATATCGCCGAGGCCGGCCGACCACGACACAAGCCACGGCGGCAGTACTTCGTCGCCGTCAATCCAGCACTTCACGATTGCATTCGTCAGCGATGTCGGCGCGCTGTAGGGACCGTACTGCGTCCATCCGGCCTCGCTGCTTGCAGGCCCCCACTGGGTGCTGTCCCAGTTTAGCTCCCCGACGCCAGTGTTCAGGTCGCGGCCGAACACGGCCTGCGGGCCGACTTGCTGCGCGGTCACGTTCTGCACCAGTAGCGAGCCTGTGCTCACTTGCTGGTTCGGCCAGTAGCCAAGCATGATCGGAGAGCCGTTGGTGCAGATGATGTGCGAGTCGCTGATCGTCGTCTTGAAGTTGTCCGCGAGGTAGAATCCGTCATCGCCAGCGAAGCCAAAACACTTTGACGCTGACCGGCTGTTTGGCGTCGTGGCCGGGTCCAGCATCAGGCCGCCGAAGCAGTCGCAGTTGTACAGCCACGGCGACTTCACCTTGAGCCGCGTGTACGAGTTGAAGCCACGCTCGAAGTTGTAGTACGGACTCCCGACCTGCACGAAGTCGCGTGCGGTCATCGCCGGCCAGTCGAAGTCGCCATCGTCACCGCCGTACCACATGGCGAACGTCACCTGCTGCGAGAACGACAACGCCTGCCCTGCGTTGATGTACTGATTCGCCGCGCCCTGCACGACGTTCAGCATCTGCGCGTAGGTCACCCACTCGCCAGAGAGCGTGCCGGGACCGCTCACGTCGACGTTGTCGCAGTCGCGGATGTCCCAGCTACCGATCACCCACGCGCCTCGCTTGAAGTGGATCTTGGTTCGGCGGCGAACCGGCGACAGCATGCCGTCAAACTCGCGCGGCTTGTTGGGGTTGCCGTTGGCGTTCGCCTGCGTGTTGGCGAGCGTCGGCAGTTTCCAGATGCCTGGAGCGAACACCACCTTCAGCGTCGATCCAGGCGATGCATTGTCTGGGTGGTTGGCGTTCATCGCCGCCTCCAAGCCAGACAGCTGCGCGCCAGAGTTGACGACGTAGGTCTGCGTCGCCGTAGGCTCGGTGTCCACCTCGAGCGGGTCCGAGTAAATGCACAGCGGGTTGGTGCGGTCGCCGTTCACCTCGACGAGCAGCCGCGTGTCGATCGGCACCTGCAGCACCAGAGAACCGTTGACGATCGTCGGCGAGACGTTGCTGCGCTTCGGGTAGATGGTGAACGACGTGATCGGCGTGAAGTCGCGCAGGGCAATCGCCACCGTCGTCACCTGGTCGGCGGCGAACGTCGACCACGACAGCTCAGGGTATGACCCAGCCGCCCAGCACTGGTTGCCGCTGGTCGTAGGACCGCGAGCAGTCTCCGTGCCCTGCTTGCCGAAGCCGTAGGTGTGGTTGAACTCGAGCGGCCCAGGCGCCTGCTGCAGCGCGACCACGAACCTGCTGCTCGCCCGCGACGCCGTGTACGCGCCCGTCGTCCACAGCGACAGCAAGTCGAGCGGCGTGCCTGTGGGGCCGAGGTCTCGGATCAGCGTCATGCCGCGGTGAGCTGCTCACGGTAGGCCGGCGTCGCTGGCAGCTGCGCGACGCCGGCGTCGGTTACGGCCCCTTCGTCGCGCCAGCCTTCGCCGGCGGCTGGCGCTCGGTCCAGCCCATGCCCTTCGACTCACCGTCGCGCTTGTTGATCTGCGCGAACGTCGCAGGCGCGGCTGCAGCGGGCGGGGGAGTGGCGGGGGAGGGGTTGCCCTCCTCCACCACCGGCTCCATCCACGCCCCGAGCTTCTCGCCGGCGGCGAGCTCGAACACGACGCCGGGGCGGACGCGATGCCCGCCTCGGATCCCGGTGGTCTTGGCTCTCACCTTCATGGCGCAGCCTCAGGTCACACCGTCTGCGTCACGGCGTCTTGGTACGCCTTCCACCGCGGGGCGTCATGGACGAGGAACGCGCGCACATTGCCGGCGGTGATGTTCTGCGTGCCGGTGAACTGGCGGATGCCGAGGAAGCGTCGGTAATCGGCGGTGGGGAGGCGCGAGACGAACAGGACCGTGTTCGGCGCCAGCGTGCCGCCGGCGTTGCCCGAGGTGGTCGACGTGGGGAACGACCCCGTTTGCAGCTTGGTGGTGCTGTTGGTGGTCAGCGCAGCATCGTCGGCGCTGGTGAGCTGGAAGCTGACGTTGCCCGCCGCGGCCGCGTTGATGCCCACCGAGCCGACCGTGATGACCAGCAACAGCGCGGCATCGCTGTTGCCGACGTCCACCTGCTGATAGCCGAGCGCGTTGAGCGGATTCTCGGCCAGGTCCACCTGGTCGCCGATCGTGACGGTCGTGCCGGCCGTCGCCGTCACCGTCGTGTTGACGCAGAACTCCAATCGCTTGTCGATGATCATTGCTTGTCTCCTGGGCTCAGAGGCCCGTCTCCGAGTTGGTGATCTGGTCGCAGCGCTTGACCGGGATGCCGTCGACCATCATCACGGACTTGCCGGCCACCTGCTCCATGGTCAGCGTCGAGCCCTTCACGGCTTCGGCGATCTGCTGGCGCAGCATGCTCTTGATCGTGCGGTTCACGTAGAAGCACATGCGGCCCATCGACGTGCTCGGGAGCGCCTCGACCATGCGGCCCATGATGCGGGGCAGGTAGGTGTCGTTGGCGCCGCTGCCGGCGAACGTCGTGGTGCTGATGTCGATGTTCGACGCGCGCACGACGTAGCGCCAGTCGCGCACGCTCAGGCCGCAGTCCCAGCGGTAGTGCGTGCGGTAGGCTTCCATGCGCCCGCCACTGCCGCCGTCGATGTTCTCGATCGTCACCTGCCCCTTGTCGGTCATCTGCAGGCCAGCCTTGCTCGCCTTCGGGTAGATGCCGTGGACGGTGTTCGGCCCCCAGCAGATCAGCCAGATCGACGTGCAGTCCGTCTGGCCCGCCGCGCCGCCGCCCTTGATGACGTTGTCGCCGTTGGCGGCCGACGTCGAGTTGAAACGCGGGAGCAGGCCCGTGAACGCTTCCGGCTCGCTGCCTTCGTTGCCGTAGAACAGCGTCTGGGCGAACTCCTGGTTCATGCCCTCGATGTGCGCGCGGTCCTCCGACAGGCGGAACGCGGCCGTGTTGCCGTTGAGGTCGGCAAGCGCCTTGTCGATCTCGGCGTATGCCTCGAGCATTCCGCACGAGTCGGTCACCTGCACGGTGGTGGACTTGGTCGGCTGGACGCCGCCGTACAACTTGCGCCACGTCGGGGTGGGCAGGCCGCTGCGGATCGTCGTGCGGTGGCCGGTGGGCAGGTTGCCCTCCAGCCAGACCATGTCCTCGAGGATCTCGTTGGTCTGCGTCAGGATCTCACCGATGGTGTCGATCTTGCCGTTGGGGTCCAGACGCCGAGTGACGTCCAGAAGGGTGGGGTGCGTGTTTGACAGGGCTGCCATGTTCTCAACTCATGTTTGGGTACAAGACTCGCGCCGGATCGCGCGTGGAGGCCGCGCTGCCCTTCACGAATCGGTCTTCGCTGATTGCCTGACCGGCCTTCAGGAACGCACGGATCACGTGGACGTTGTTCCCGATGCCGGTCGCGTTCAGCAGCTGCACCAGCTCAGGGCTGCCGAACTGGTCGAGCGCCTTCTT